ATTGGTCTTAACGCTGCTCTACTTAATCAATATGTAGAATACATTGCTAACCGAAGACTTAAAGCACTAGGATACAACGCTATCTTTGATGCACCTGTTAATACTAATCCGCTACCGTGGACACAGCATTGGCTTTCAAGTTCAGGTTTGCAAGTTGCTCCCCAAGAAACAGAACAAGAGTCTTATATTATTGGCGGCATCAAACAAGACGTAACAACAGACTCTATCAAAGGATTTAGTTTATGATTGAAATCTACGGAAAGCCTCAGTGTCCATTTTGTGATAGGGCAAAGGCTTTGTGTGAAACAAGAAATTTACCATACAAGTACTTCCAACTTGGTACAGACTTTACTCGAGAGGAAGTACTTGATTTGTTCCCAGGAGCACGTACATTCCCACAAATTAAAGTACACGGAACTAAGATCGGCGGCTTTGATAAGCTAGGAACATACTTAGAAGAAACTAACTATAACGGAACAGGATACTCACTATAATGTTTATTGAAACACCAATGAAATTTGGAGACATTGTCTCATTTAAATTAAACTCAGGCGAAGAATTAGTAGCTAGGCTAGATGGTGAATCTTCAACAGAATATACACTGTATAAGCCAATGGTATTAATTATGCAACAGCAAGGATTAGGTCTAGCACCTTTTATGTTTGGTGTATCACCAGACGCAAAGTTTGAGTTGCAAACACATGCAGTAAGTTGTAGAGCTAAGACAGAAGACGAAATTTCAAAGCAATATACAGCAGCTACTAGCAACATACAAATTCAGTAAATTCCCGGATAAATATATTAAAGAGGAATATAAATGTCAATAGCAGGCGCAAACGTATTTGAAAATAGTGCTTCGGAAGGCGTAGGTCAAACTACAGTTAACCATCCGGACATTGATACCGATCCTGGTTCAGGTCCACCAGATCACGTACACATTGATTTTGACCTTGCACACAAAGCATGTCTATCAGAGATAGCAAGTTTGTTTGAAGATATACAATCAGACTTGCGTATTATTACAGACAGAGGCGATGACAGAAGCAAAGGCATTTATCAACGCCAAGCTGATAATGTAGCAAACAATCCAGCTAACATTGCACAGGCAGCAAGAGACTTTATCAATCTAAAACAATCAGACATCTTAGACTTAGTTAATGCTGAAGTTGGCAATCCAACTAACTTAGGTAATACAAGTGCAGCTAATTACAATGCAATAAGAAACAGCACAACTAGTGCAGGTGGCTTTGTAGGTGGCAACAAACAGTCATCACAATCTCCAGGGTATGGAAACTCAGCAACTGCTATTAAAGGCGAAAATGGCGAAGTATACTATGAAGGTAGTATACCATTTGACCAAATAGTACCCCAAGATGGTGGAGGAGTTGGTAACGTTACATATGCACTCGGCGGTGTACGTAATCTACCAATCCAAACACAGCTATGGGAAATACTACAGACAGCAGCACAAACCGCAGGTGTTGATGTGGTTATTACTAGCGGCGGGCAAGTTCCTGCAAGTGAAGGCGGAGTCAAAGGTAAAAACAGAGTTGGATCAAATAGGCATGACAAAGGTTACGCAGCAGATGTTAGATTACTAGACGGAGAAGGAAATAGACTTTATACTAGCGATTCAAAGCAGCTTGCAATTATGACAAAGTTTATACAAGCATGTGAAGCTCAAGGAGCAACTGGAGTAGGCTGTGGTAATGGATATATGAGTAATGGTAACATACATGTTGATATTGCTTGGGTAGGACAAACCCAAGGTGTAATTAATGGAGTGCTGTCAAACAGATATTGGGGCGGAAGCAAACCAACAAACACTGCAAGCGCACCAAAATATCTAGTAGACATCATGGAAACACGGGATAACACAGCATAATGCCAGCACCATATCAACACTTAGACATGACTCCGGAATACAACCGGATTATTACAGCACTAACAGGCATACGTGATGATGTAAGACTATTGCGTACTTTGCAAGAAGATCCAGAATCCGGCATTGCTACAAGTAATGTACTAAATGACTTCCAACGAGCACTTTTAGCAGTTAGTATGAGTTCAGCAGTAGGTAATACAGCAGCCGCAATAGCTGACGCAGTTGTTGCAGGAACACTTCCTAATGGTGCAGCAGTTGCAGCAGCCAGCGGCGACAGTAATGCAGATTTAGATGCAGAAAGAACAACAATAATTGCTGCACTAGGTGCTACAGAAGATCCAGCAGACTTAAAAGTATTAATACGAGTAGCAGGACAATACTATTGGGAAGCAAAGGGAACAGCAGGTCCAGACGATGGAATTCGAGGCTCTAATACAATAGTTACTCCGTTTGCCTTAGGCGAACAACTAGGCTTTGATAACGAATCAACCGGGCTTATTGTTGCAGGTGCACCTCCAGGACCACCTGATGGTATACCAAATGCATCAACACCAAGAAAGCGTTGGATGTTTGCAAGACCAGTAGGCCAAACAGCATCACAACTTGCTAATCCTAATGCAGACTTAATTGATCCTGCAACAGGTAAAGTAGTAAGTAAGTCGGCAGCTAGTCAAGCAACAGATAACGCAACTGGCACATCAACACCTCCTGCAACAGATTATAGTCCAGGAGCAAGCTAATGCCAGGTGTAACACATAGTAATACTCCATTCGCAACAAACGTTTTTGTAAATGGCGGTCCAACACTAGGCGGCGGCGTAGCAAATGCACTAGGCATTGAAGACACTGTTGGTATTAGTGATGAACAAGCAAGACAGATAATAAGCGATCGTGCTGATACTATCTCAGCAGGACTTGATCCAGATACTCATGAAGCACTAGAACAATTTGGAGGTGGATCTCCAAATGGTACTAATCCAGTCTCAGGACAAGAAGGTGCTGAAGCAGCGCCAGGTAGTGATAGTGCAACAGGAGCAGATTCATCATTTGATAGTAATGTTGAACGTCCAACATCAGAATGGATTATAGTACAAGCACATGTTAATCCAAGAGTATTACCTGATGTTTGGGAGAAAGCAATATTGTTTGCAAAGTCGATCGGTAGACCTATTACATTAAATAGTGCTTATCGTTCACCAGAATACAATGCAGGTGTAGGCGGCGCAAAAAAGAGTATGCATGTACAGCGCAAAGCAATTGATGTACAATGGGGAACATCATCTTTGCAAACACGAGTTGACATGATTCAATTAGCAATTGATGCAGGGTTTAGTGGAGTTGGCTGCTACGAGAACTTTATACACCTCGATATTGGCAATAAACGCCAATGGGGACCTTCCGGCGGCAGAGCAAGCCAATTTGCCCAATACAAGCCTGTATTTACTACAAACGGCTTTACTGTATAATAAAGGTTGACATTTTCATAATCATATGTTATAGTAGTGTATAATATAAATTTGAAGAGGCAATGTATGAAATATAATAAAAAGGTAATACTAACAGACTGTGATGGCGTAATCATGAATTGGGAATACGCATTCTGCTGTTGGTTAGAACAACGTGGATATACACAAATTGAAAATGGCAATTGGGAATATGATATTGCCAAGCGTTTTGGTATCTCTCGCAATGAAGCAATTAAAAACGTAAAAATATTTAATGAAAGTGCAGCAATGGGCTTTCTCCCAGCATTACGTGATGCTATGTATTACGTTAAGCGATTACACGAAGAACACGGATATGTATTCCGTTGCATTACGTCTATGTCTTTAGATCCTAATGCTTACAAACTTCGTAAAATGAATTTGGAAAAGCTGTTTGGAGAAACAGCATTTGAAGAATTAGTTTGTTTAGATACTGGTGCAGAGAAAGATGAAGCACTTGAAGCGTATCGTGATTCCGGATTGTACTGGATCGAAGACAAGCTATCTAATGCAGTATTAGGTTTGGATATGGGTCTAAACTCAATATTGATGGAGCATGGTTTTAACATGCACGATGACATTCCAGAAGGTATGACTAAGGTAGTTAACTGGAAGGAAATTTATAATCATATTACAGGAGAAAATATATGAGTGAACAGACACAACACGAAAAAATTGTTGCAGCATTTGAAAATTACTTAGTCGAACATGCGGCTTGGGAAGAAAAGAATGTTAAAGCAGCAGCAACCCGCGCCCGTGGCGCACTAGGTGATCTAGGTAAACTAACAAAGTCGCGTCGAGCAGAGATACAAGAACGCAAAAATAACCTGTAATGGTTAGTCGTATGTGGGAGTACTGGTGTAAAGCCATTGGACAAAAAGCATACGATGATGACAACAGAGCAGACGCAGTAGCACTCATTCGAACTATATGGGTGCTACTGCACGTTGTAACTTGCTCAATGATTATCATTGGTAATGGTAGATTATTAAATTTTTGGTAAGGAAGTAACATTGAACCCAACACCTAGAAAAACAGACGATGAGTCAAAGAGATTAATGGATGAATTTCTTGAAAAGGGCGGCAAGATTAAATATTGTAAGCCATTTGAAAGAACTGAAGACCTTGAAGTTAAAGGCGGCTTCTACGGACGCAAGCCTAAGAAAAAAGCTGAAGAATAATGAAATGTGAACAAGGTGATGCAGCAATAATTTTATTCTCAATTAATCCAGACAACGTAGGAAGAATTGTTAAAGTTGTAGAACATATTGGAGAGTTTACAGAGCGTGAAAAGTTCCAGTATAATGGCATGCCTTGTATGGCACCTATTTCAGATAACTATTGGTGGGTTGAAGCAGAGGACTTGACTATTGGATTAGGACCAAGTCCTCGAGCTTATATTGCAGACATGTGGTTAGAACCAATACGTCCTGAACAAGACAAAATCAAATCAAAGGCAGACATTTCAATAGACATGTTTAGCTAACGCCTATTACGTTATAGGAACATTCAATTAGACTTTCTTAATTTTACGTGTTATTATATATTAAATAACATTGTAAAGGAGAAAGTCAATGGGTGCAAGAAACCACAAAAATTGGTTAGCAGAGCCAACAGTTGAGTATATTAGTAGCGAGTGCTACAGTAGTCATGAAATTCACAAACAAGAAATCGAAAAGATATTTTCTAAAGTTTGGATCCCTATCATTCATAAGAGTGAAATAAAGAATCCAGGCGACTATAGAACATCACAAATTGCATTTCGAAACATAGTTATAATCAATCACGGTGATCGTATTGGATGCTATATTAATCCTGGACTTGGAGGAGTAGCTGGTACAGTTGATCCAGATTATAAAATTGAATCTAGAGAATTAATATCAGAAGTAAAATATGGCGGCATGGTATGGACAACACTAAACGATACCCCAACTATGGACGTAGAGCAATGGACAGACGGTGCGTTTGATTGTATTGCACAAGCAATTGACACAGAAGAACTAGAAGTGTTCCATTATCATAAAGCAATTATTCCAACAAACTATAAGTTATGGCATGATACTAACAGTGAGTTTTATCACGACTATATGCATTACTTCAATCGCATAACAGGGTTTAACGATGAGTACTTTGCTCGTCCGTGTACAGGATTTGAAAATGGACACGTAAACGTAGGTAGCTTTGAAGTACAGTATGACAAGTTTGAAGGAGCAGGAGACCGCGGAGCATTAAGTTTTCCAGGCATTCCTCCAAATCAGTGGTACATGGTAGACTTGTTTCCAGGATACAACTTTAACCTACGAGGCAGTGCATACCGCAGTGATAGCATTACACCGCTAGGACCAGATAGTGTTATGATCGAGTTCCGTGGATACGGATTGTTAAGTGATTCTCCAGAAGATCGAAAGCATCGCATAGATCATCATAACACTATATGGGGACCGTTCGGACGTAATCTACATGAAGACTTGTTAGGTGTAACAGGACAAGGAGTAGCAATGGCACCTGGCACAGAGCGTAGGAACATACTACACGGTAGGCACGAAAACAATACTATACATGATGAAGTTGGTATGCGTCACTTCTATGCAGAGTGGGGGAAGTACTTAAACGTAGATCCTTCTAATCCTTTAAAGAAAAAGGTTGACGCAATAGTATAAGCATGTTATGTTATAACATAACAAAAAGGAAGATAGATATGACTGCATTTGAAAAGATTGAATTTGTCATTGGTTTATCGTGTTTGGCAGTTCTCATACACATATAAACGCATACTCACAAATGTAATACTTCTTTTATATTTTTGGTGCATAGAAGAAGACCCAGAAATGTGCAGACTAAAAAAGAAAGGCGAACAAACATCTATTATTGAAATAGAAGTTGACATTTAGTATTACTTGTGTTATAAATAGTATGTAACGTTGAAACAAGCTAAACGACGAGCTGGACCCGGGGGCGGTACCCGGCAGCTCCACCAAAAGTACATTCTGCTTACTGTATAGCAGAAGCAACAGATCTGATAAACTGGGACTGTATTTTTGATGGGGCTGA